AGAAAGTGGAATTGCTAATATGAACTACATTCAAAGAATACATGATTTACTAGTTGAAGCTCAAATTAATGAAGCAAAAACAACTTTTTTATCACCTAAAACACAGGCTGCTGGCGTAAAGATGATGCGGTCAGGTGGGCATAAAAAAGCACAAAAGTTTTTGCATAAAGCCGCTAGTAAGGCCGGAACAAGTTTAATGCCGGAAAATCCCACTCCTGCACAGAGAGCCGGAAAATCCGGTAGTGCCCCACAAAATAAAGGGGGCAAGCCCTCTGACACTATGCGGAAGCCAAGCTATTGATTTTTAGGAATTTAATATGAATCTATTAACAGACTTCTTTGGTACAGACGCAGTACGAGTAATCAACGAATCTAAATCAGGTAATGGTTTGGTTCGTGTAGCAGGTATCTTCGGTAGAGCCGATGAATTTAATAATAACAATCGTCGCTACAAGAAGTCGTTATTAGAGCGTGAGATGGGCAAATTAATGCCTATGATTACAGAGAGAAGATTGCTAGGGGAACTAGATCACCCTGAGTATACATCTGTTAAATTAACTAATGTCTCACACTTAATTACAAAATTAGATTGGGATGGTAACAAACTAATAGGAGAAGCTGAATTGCTTAATACTCCTGCTGGTAAGGTTGCACAGCAGTTAATTAAAGACGGTGTTAGAATTGGTATCTCAAGTCGTGGTTTAGGTAGCTTAAAGGAATGCGATGATTCTCCGGGTAAGCAAGAAGTTCAAGAAGATTATAAAATGGTAACCTTCGACTTAGTTGCAGACCCAAGCACCAGAGGAGCTTTCCCAAGCGTTTCTGAGTCTACTCAACTATTAAAACAAAAGACTAAGCAACAGGCTCTACGGGAAAATGTTTTTGTTACCTTACTTAAAAATAAGTTAGATTTAAAATATAAACCCGAAGAGATCATGGAAGAGATAGATGTAGAAGAAGTAAGTGACGCAGATTTACTTGCTTTCAAAATAGATAAATTAATCAATCGTTACAAAAAATAAAAAAATCTAAGGTTTTCAATTTAGCCTTATTAGATAAATATAGATCCTAGGAGCATTTATGTCAGAAGTTAAATCAATAGCCGAATTACTTCCAGATGGTTTATCAGAAGAAACTGTAACTCAAATTGCAGAACTAGTTGATACCGTAATCAAGGAAGAAGTAAACGAAAGAGTTAAGTTGCTAGAAGCCAAAGTTAAGGGCTTCCTACGGATGGAAATAACTGCCATAAAAGAGCATGCTCTTCGTGAACTCCAAGAGGAGAGCGAAGTTTATCGCAACGCTCAATTGTTTGAGAGCATTAAATCTTTAATGGTTCTTGAACTCGGTCAAAACGACGAGAAAAATGCAGTTGCTCAAGCTGTCCGTGAGCAATCAGAGGTAGAAGAGGAAAATGCTGTTCTAGTTGAAGAGCTAAACTCAGCAGTCAAGCAAGTCCAACAACTTGAAAGAACAATAAAACTTCTATCCAAGAAAAACAAAGCTCTAGAAGAGCAAACCGAACAACTTGTAGAGGAGGTTGAGCAATTAACAGAACAATCAACCCTCCCCTTCAAGTCATCTGAGAAAGCAATTATTATTGCCGAAGAGATGGAAAATACTCCAGTTAAGAAAGAGTCTAAGGTGAACAACCAGTTCTTGACTGAAAGTGTTATGGCCCTAATGCCAAAAACCAAATGAGGTAAATTATGTCTGATTCATTACACAATCCCAACCACAACAAGCTAGTTGAGAAGTGGTCACCAGTACTAGAAGGCATTAGTGACCAATACACAGCTAAGGTTACTGCTATCCTTCTTGAGAACCAAGCTAAGAGCATAGTAGCTTCACAAGTAAACGAAGATCTATCAGCGGGTGCAACCACTGTTGGTCGTATCGGTACTTTCCAGAAGTTTGCATTCCCACTCGTCCGTAGAGTGTTCCCTGAATTGATCTTCAACAAGATCGGTTCAGTTCAGCCAATGGAAGGTCCAGTTTCACAGATCTTCTACCTAGGTTCTGCCCGTCAGTCAGGTGGCACTGTTCAAACTCTATACAGCAAGTACAACTTGACCTACCGTGGTTTGACAACAAACCCAATCGGTGCAAGCTCAACTGCTAATGACCTAGATACCTACCCCAATCCACCAGTTTCTGGTCTATTTGGTGGTTTCAGTGCTTCAACCGGAATGGGTACTGCTTCAACAACCTACGGTGGTAAGATTGCAGGATGGCCTAGCACAAACACAATCCTAGGTTGGCATGTTTCAGCAGGTGAATACTTGGCAGGAACAGCAATTCCTGAACTCAACATCAGTGTTGAGCAGCAGCCTGTTGTTGCACGCACCAAGAAGATGCGTGCTCTTTGGACAATTGAAGCTAGCCAAGACCTCAAGGCTTATCACAACCTTGATCTTGAGCGTGAGTTGACTGAACTCATGTCAAAGGAATTGGAACTAGAAATCGACCGCGAACTATTGGAAGACCTCCGTGGTTTAGCTTACAATGTTTCTGGTCCCGGTATTGGCGGTAACATTGGTGGCTGGACACCCGGTTCACTCGATTACACCAATTCAAACAACTTCCCAACCTTGACTGGTGTTGGCCCAGATGGTAATACTTTGACTGGTGGTTCTTTCACCTTCGGTCAACAGACAATGCCAACAAACCAGTTTGGTGCTCTTGGCACAAATAGCAATGTGTTCGTAGTAGACTTTACAAGCACTGCTCTACCTTTCGCACCTCAGCATGTTGGTCATGTGTATGCTAACCTCTTGGGAGCACTAAACTTTGCTTCACAAGACATCTACAAGACCACACATCGTGGCCCCGGTAACTGGATTGTAACATCACCATTGATCGGTGCAATGTTGGAATCCGCTGCCAAGCTCGAAGGTGGTATTGGTCCCAAGACTGAAGGCATCACAAACATGGGTGCTAACAAGATTGAATACCGTGGTAAGTTCGCTGGTAAGTACGATCTCTTCATCGACCCACTCTGGCCTGAAGATGAGATTATGATGGGTTACAAGGGTGGAACACCCATGGACGGTGGATTCGTCTACTGCCCATACATCCCAATCGAATCACTACCAACCATTACGGATCCTGAAACCTTCCAACCAAGAAAAGGTATCTTGACCCGTTACGGTAAGGCCGCTGTACAGCCTGCATCAAGATTCTACAGAATAATTAGAATCGTAGGCCCCGCTGCCAACTACCTCTACACACCATTCGGAGTTGCTAACAATACTCTTGGTATTGTCCCCTGATAGATAGTAAGTAAGTAATTAAACAAGCCTGAGAGAAATAAAAAACTCTCAGGCTCGTTTATTTTGGCTATATATACTAGAAGGATTAAACTGCTATGGGAATAAGTGTCAAACCAGAATTTGATGATTACGGAAATAGTTTTTCACTAACTAATGGTAATTTAGTTCAAAATGAAAAACAAAAAGGGGAGATAGTAAATAAAGATTTAAATATAACAACTCTCCAAGATAATATTGAATTTAATAAATTTGAAGAAGAAATAAAATCATACATTCTTGGTCGTTTAGGATTTCCTGTAGTTCGAGTTGAGTTAAGTGATTTTCAATTAAAATCTGTTATTGATGAAGCAGTGACAAAGTTGTCAAATCATGCTCCTATGTGGGCAACGCAACTAATGTCATTTAAAACTGTAGCGGGAATAAATCAGTATGAGTTACCTAGATATATTTTAGATAACTTAGTTTATGTTGTATATAAAAAAGATTTGTTAGGTATTCCCGGACTTGGGCAATCTTTAGAGCAGGATTATTTCTTAAAGTATTTTCAACAGAACTTTTTGTTTAATGATTTTAGCATAGGAGAGTTTAATCTTCTTCAAATAAGTTTGGAAATGATGAGAAAAGTTTTGGGTCAAGATGGATCTTTTGATGTGTTAAATAATCAATACTTACAAATATATCCTGTGCCATCAACTACTGACCAGACAGTCATAGTTCAATATAGAGCTTTAGATTCAAACACAATACATCCTGCGTACAAGGTTTTTATTCAGAGATACGCATTAGCACTAGCAAAACAAGTCCTTGGTCAAATTAGAGGAAAATATAAAACACTTCCCGGCCCCGGAGGAGGGGCACAATTAAATGGTGATGCCTTACTTCAACAAAGTGAAAAAGAACTAGATTTGTTAGAAAAACAATTATTGTCTGAGTTTGAAGAACCTCCCGGGTTTACTCTATACTAATGAAGAAAAACTTTAAAACAAATGTCAATATTCCAGAGATCGAAATCGTTAACAACGATAGCGAACTAAGTTTATTTGATAGAAATAACCCAGATATAAATTTGTTTAATTTAGTTGATGAAGAAAACATTAGATTGTCAGGATCAAAAATAAACTATTATAAGTTTATACCTTCGAACGAATTTGATCCTGTCTACTTAGAACAAAAAAATAAACCTATAAGTCCAAATGCGATTATAGTATATGGTCACTATGATCCAAAAATTATAGAAGAGCCATTAAATCAATTTGGTATAAACTTAACTAGTGATCAACTATTTACATTTAACAAATCATATTTAGATAAAAAAATAGGAAGATCTCCGATAGCAGGGGATATTATTCATCCACACTTTCAAAATGTAAAATACGAAATATTTGAAGTTCAAGAGGATAGCTTTGAAGCCTATGGAGTTTATCACTATATCTGCACAGCTAAGGTCTTGAGAGACTCCGAAAAAATTCAAGACATGCCAAAAACAAAAATTGCACCTACTATAGGTAAGAGAGATTTAGATGGGTATTGATTTTAGAATAACATCATATGCTAATTCCTCTTTCGATTCATTAGCTACTAGTTCATCTGGTAGACGCGCTGATGATATTGCAAGAGAATTAATAGCTAGATCTATATCTAAATCTTCTAACATTTCTTTAGTTTATAAAGAACTTCTTCGTTCAGTTATTCACGCATTTTCTGGATTTGCAATTTTAGATGCAGAAGAAAGTATAATAGATGTTATTTGTATTCATGCTGGACAAGAAAGAGCTATTGCAAAATTAACAGAAGAGACTAATTTAATTTTGCCAATCATTTCTGTTGATCAACCAAAAACAAATCGAGCAGAAAAACGACAGCGGTATCATCCAATGGTTGTAACAGAAAAGCATTGGGATCCAGTAAAAAAGCGTGCAATTAGATTGGTTAGTCTTGTCCCAAGCCCGATAGATATAGAATATGAAGTAACTGTTTGGGCTAAATATAAAAACGATTTAGATCAAATAACAGAACAAATACATAATGCCTTTAATCCAGATATAGAATTAGTGACTCCGTTTGCAACAAACATAAAGATGTTTTTAAAAGAAGAAGCATCAGATTCAAATGTTATTGTTGCAGATAGAGAGGATAGATTACTTCGTAGAACATTTAAAATCTTTGCAAGTACATATGTCCCAAGTCCTAAATTCATGATGACCTCAACAGGTCAAATTGAAGATTTCAATTATGAAATAGAAATATCTTCGGCGGTTCAAAAAAAAACATTCGACTCGTTTCTAATCAGTAGTGAGGATATTATGCCTGATCCAAATGCTTTATACAATGCAAGCGCGTTACTCGGTAGCGCAATAAATATTTCACCAATAGCAGGAGCAGCACTTGTTTACTATGGTAATTCATGGGCTGCAAGTGAAACATTCTTGAAGGCTGCTGATATTGCAGAACTAACTGCCAAGGTAGATTCAGTTGAATGGGGTGCAAGATACTATCGTCCTGATTTTGTAAAACTTGCTTATGTAAGTCAGTACGGAACAGGTGAAACTGGAAACGAAGTAGAGGGTCAAGGAAACTCGGATCTTTGGACTGGCACTAGTGCATATGGGGAAATAGCTAGATGGTTCGTACCCGAATTGTCTTTCCGTGGTCAAGGACTAATGGAAATAGACATTACAGGTTATTTCGATGCTTCCGTTACTCCAACAACACAAAATTATACTTTATTTACTGCGTCATCTTATACTTCTGGTTTAATTTTTAGTGGTCTAAATATTCCACAGAGCTATTCATTTTTTAACACATTAGACACTGCTGATATTTTAGACAAAAATTCCGCATCAGGATCAAGAATACGAAGAATCATAAATGGTAATGGAGCTATTACTGCTTTTAATTTTCCAGCGGGGTTTACATCAGCTACGCCTTACATTAGACCCGGATTAATTAGGCCGACTGCTGGAACTGATGTTGGAGCATATTTAGTAGTTTCAAATAAAGATAGAACATCTAGTAAATTAAATGAAGCATCTTATTTTACAGTTTCAGATTATTTTGCATATGTTAGCTCTTTAGATTATTATACCTATCTTTCCACAGGTAGTTTAGCATCTGGAATATTTAATTTTACGAGTAGTATAACTTGCATACACCAAACACCTAGTGCTGCTGCCATGCAAACATCTTCAGCAACATTTAATTTAAGTTCTGGAGATACAATAATATTCTATAAGAATACAGCCAGTCTTTCTTCTAGTAATCCTGCTTTAGCAGCAGAGGTAACAGCTAAATTTACTTTAGCTACCAATGTTCCTGATTCAGCTACATTATCTGCATTACTAAATGCAGAACCCACATTTGTAGACGCAACTTCTTTAAATTTGAGTGCGTATGATTCTGGTGGTAAATTAAAAATTGAATACCGGGGTGTAACTGATGGATTTGAATTTGGTGTCATCGGCACTGGAGCATTAAAACTAGGTATTCAACCTGTCGCAAATACTTATTATTCTTATGCCTACAATAGTAGGCCGGGACTATTTGATTTGTTTACAGAAGATGCAAGTGCCACTGCTAATTTAGCGAGCGCAGTGGCCGTGTTTGAAATTCAGATGGCTGATGATCCTTACGATGATACGCTAGATTACACTGATCTACCTTATGGTGTTAATGTTTCTACTCTTGGTTATTCTGTGTATGATCCATCAGGTAACGCTTACGCAGGCAATGTCAATACATCTACATTATACTCAATAACATATCAACCACCTGCTAGTGCAGTTGGTCTTGTTGGATCCGCAACTCGTGGATTCCCTCAACCTTGGACAACAATAGCAACTTTTGAAACAGGAGTAAGTTCATTTGCAAATGTTTATTCAATCAGTAGAAATGATTTTAACATAAACATTAAATTTAGATCTGGTGGTTTCTATGGGGCAACTCAATATCAACCTTATGTAATCGAAATTACACAAGCAAGTGGTACGGAAGCTGTCTCTAAGAAAGTTATAAATAGAGCTACCATGGATTTCAGTAAAGATAAGATGATGAGAGTGCGGTTTAAATGCATTCAATTCTCAGATTCTGGTGAAGTTGTTTATTACACAGATGTTCCCGGACCATATGTTAAGAAAGTAGTATCTGGTGGGGAACTTGCAGGAACTTATTATTGGGGATTAATACCTAGAGTTTGTACAGTCACCACTCTAGCAGCAACACTTTCTTGCCCCGGTGACGGGCATCCATTCTGATTATGGCATATCCAAATTACCCAGCAGTTAACTTATCTTATAACATTCCGTATGATCGTGTACGATACAATGTACGATACGGTCCCCATGTTATGCAACGGCTAAATATATATAAAAGCCCTGTTCAGAATGAAGAGGGCAATGCTGTCATAGTGTATATGCACGGCGGTGGATGGTCAAGTAATGATAAAACTAGAACAGTAGAAAATTCAGGTAACCCACAAAAACCATTGTTTAGTTTCTTAATGGATCCTCAGTGGACTTCTGGAGGCCCTGATGGGTTATCAGCTAGCGCATATGTATTGGATAAAGGCGTAGATATTGTATCTATTGAATGGAGACAGTTTGCGTATACTCAATTTGGATTTGGCAATTCTAACACTAGGTCTAGTATTTTTGAAGAGCAAGGTGTTCCTTTATTAGATACTAACTCTACAGGAGATGTTGCTACTACTCATGCTACTTACCCCACAATGTATGAAGATCCACAAATCGCGGTACAGTGGGTAAAAGATAATGCAGCTAGATATGGTTTTGATGCTACTAAAGTATTTTTGTGGGGAACTAGTGCTGGTGGAAATGGTGCATTAGTAGCTGGGCTAAGACCATCTAGGCCGTTTAAACCCAAACATTTACAAAATCATAAATTCCAAAGAACATCAAGTGCAGATGTTATTGGGATATTAAACTGGTATGGTCAAATTAGTATGAATCCACACTATTTCCCATTTACATATTTGGGAGCATTTTTTGGATTGATGGATTCTGATGATGGATCAGAAAATGGAGCCACAGAAGGTTATTGGAGAAAAAGACGGGATGTAGAAAGAATAATTTTACAACCTGATTCTAGTGGATCATTATCTCCAAGATCCGAGCTTACTCCAATAGGAAAATCAATTTCTCCGAGTAGCATGATAGTTGAATTTCCTTGGTTAAGAAATGATGTAAAAATATATTCATTCTATCGAGAAGCAGAAGATAGCTTAGATCCAGACTCTGAGTTTATAAATGGATTTTATACATACGAGGGGATTCCTCCAAATGGAAGTTCATCTCCTTGGATAGGTGGAGGTCACGAATGGAGACAGTTATACGATTTAAGTGCAGTTTGTTTAGCAAATAATATCTCACATGATGGAAGAGTAGCTCGTGCTCCCGGTTTCATTTATCCTGCTTATGCTTACGCATCTGCCGAACCATATAATTTAAATGGACAAATTCTAAACATATTTAGTTTTAGTGGGGGTAATTTTACAGTTACATTACCTACAGGAGCTTCCATAACGGCTAACCAAGTAGCATCTTCAATTATTACTCAAGCAAGCTCATATCAAGTTGGAGCTAATGTAGTAGATGGTTCGGTTGTCATAAGAACGACATCAGGAACTGTAACAACAGCTTTAGCGTCTTTTATGGGAATTAGCGTTTCTAATTCAAAGTATTCTGGAAGTTCTGCATATTTCACATTGAGTAGTACATCCACGGGTTTAACTCCCTTAGGATTAACTTCCGGAACTTATCGAGGAACTGTTTTAAATCAAATAAATGAACAATTTAATCCTGTGAATCACTCAGGTTATTGGTATACCTCAGAAGGAGAAACAATCCCTAGAGAGGTAGTTAGAATGTACCAATGGATTAAAAAGACCTGTGGATTTACTTATATAGATGATGAAAACTTATGGAGTGATCCTATAAAATGAGTGCATTAGCTAAAGGAGTCGTAGAAATTTACGAAATAGATAATGGTAAAAAAACCAAAATTTATGAAGGGAATAACATCATAACAAAAGGATTTGGATATTCTTTAGCTAATTTATTTTCAGAGCAGGAAGACCAAGAAGTAGGAAACTTTCAAATAGGGTATTTCCAGATAGGCACTAGTACTGTTGGATATGAACCATATACAGCGTCTACTTCATTTTTTGATTTAAGTTCTGGATTAACTAAAACTCAGTACGGATCTAATTTAGATGCTGAAGTAAAAACACTATCTGGTTTGACATCTACTAAATTTGTAACATTTTCGTCGGTTTCTTTAGCTTCACCATCTGCCATGGTAGCTATTTATAATTCAAGTCTAACTCGTGGGTTAAACAGATCTAATCGGTATAGGCTACATTTAGAAAAAAATATGGCAATTGGAGTAAGTGCCACAGAATTTGGACTTTTTATTAAAAACCCAGATGTAAATTATAAAATAGATAAACCAATATTAGCTGCTTATAAAAAATTAAATAGGCCGCTAGTTAAATCTTCAGACAGTGAAATTTTAATTGAATGGACTATATCCGTAGTCGATACATCCGAAAATTAAAAATATTTCTAATTTTATTAACCTGAACGCAGTACATATTATAGACTATATTCTAGTCTCTGTAGTACCATCTAGGAGCCATTATGTTTCAACCTCAAACCCTTGAAATGAAGACGATTATAAATGAATCTCTTCAAACATTTCAAATATGCTTATTATCCCCAAAGGGAAATCGTTTAGTAGCCTTAGGCCCTAGAAAATCAATGACTGTTAAGCAGACAGAGATTAGTCAAATGGTTCTTAATTTAGCTAGAAGAAAAATAGTAAAGATTATTTGAGGATTAAAATATGCCAAACTTTTTCTCTCCCGGTGTTTATACTGTAGAAAAGGATATATCAACATATCCTGTAGCTGGTAATTCCTCTATAGTAGGTATAGTTGGATTTGCATCAAAAGGGCCTGTTAACGAGGCTACACTAATCACATCTCCAGAAAACCTAGTTAATACTTTCGGAGAGCCTAGCGAAGACATTGATGGTCAGGGGTTAGAAGGTGCTCTAGAAATTTTAGAAGCAACTAATTCCATGTACTTTGTCCGTGCTGCTACTGATGCTGCTGCTGAAGCATCCACAGAAGTTTTAATTGGTACTTGCCCAACAGTTCAAGTATCATCAGGCGATGATGCCGGAACTTACGGATATACAAAATCTTTATATTTAAAAGTTCAGGTTGCTAATAAAAATGGAACTCCACAATTTTTAGAGCCTAAACTAATATCCTTGCCTGCTGGAACCGTTGATGGTGATTCCGGCGCATATCTAGCACAAACTCTAGCTATGCAACAAGTTATCGGTGGATCTTTAGATGCCGATAAAATTGGATATTTTTCTATAAATAAAGCAATTGGTCATAGTGTATATGGTTCGTTTGCAGGCAGCAGCGCGTATATTGCAGTAAGTTCTTACTCTGACGCTGCATGCACTACACCTGTCTCCGCTGTTAGACCTTTATTTATAAGTGGAACTACTCCTTATACCAGTATTACTGGATTAGATGCTAGTGTACTGGCTAATGCTACTGGCTGGGCAAGTTCTGTACTTGTGTATGGCGGAACAATACCATCACCTAGCATAGATGCCGATGGTGCAGCTTACTATGTTAATAGTCTATACCCCGGTGCTGGATATAACTTAGGGACAGCCGCAGATGGTACAGTATTCGGAAACTCTGTAGAACTAGATGCCTTAGGTAACATTAATACTGCATTCTCAGTAAACGATGGGGGCGCACAGGCTGAAAGTTTCAAAGTATCTCTATACGATACCAATTTCATAGAATCAGAAATTAATACTGGACTAACTAACAGAACATCTGATATTATCAAGGGTTACTTTGTTAGTGGAACTGCATACGCAGATATGGCTGCTGTTGCAATATCTTCTGAAACCGATGGAACTCACCCCATCTCTAACTATGTAAAAGATGTCGGGTTAAATGCAACAACTCCAATAGTTTATGGTGGAGCTTACTATACCACAAGTGCTGGAACTTTATTCTTGCGTGGTAGAGGTGAAACAACCATCACTGCTGCTAGAGCAGGTAAACTAATTGAGGGTACTTACGGTCTTGATAGTGGAGACAACGGAACCGGAACTGCTTCTGAAAATATTGCTGCCATAATAGGTAGTAATGCAGTTACACCAAAAACAGGTATATACGCTCTCGATTACGACGATCTTAATATCTCAATAGCCCTTGTTCCCGGAAAGAATGATCAACAAATTCAAAATGCATTGATTACTCTAGCCGAAGAAACGCAAAACTTTGTTGCACTCGTATCACCTCCTTACGGCGCAATCAATACACCACAAGAGGCTATTGACTGGACAAACGGCAAGTCTGAAACCAGAACTGCTGCCATAAATAGTAGCTACGCTGCTGTACACTGGCCTTGGGTAAAAGTTTACAGTGTGTTTGATGAGATAGATCGTTGGTATGATCCTTCAATCTTTGCTGCCCGTCAAATGTGCTACACAGATTCAATCGCAGATCCTTGGTTCGCTCCTGCGGGATTCCGTAGAGGTAGACTAACAAAACCAACTGAGGTTGAAGTTAATTTAAACCAAGGGGATCGTGATTCATTGTACAGCGGTGGAAACATTGTAAATCCAATCGTAAGTTTCCCACAAGCTGGAATTGCTATCTTTGGACAAAGAACTGCACAAAGAACAGCAACTGCGCTAGACAGAATCAATGTTCGTAGATTGATGATCTATCTACGCAAAGCAGTTTTGAATAGCACTCAATCCTTCGTGTTTGAGCCAAACGACCCATTCACTTGGGAAGCTATTCGTGATGTACTTAACCCTCTCCTAGAGGACATAAGAAGCAGAAGAGGTATAATCAACTACTCAGTCATTTGTGATGAAACCACAAATACTCCAGTAAGAGTTGATAGAAACGAACTTTGGTGCAAGGTTGTAATTCAACCCACCAAGGCTGCTGAAGTTATTGTATTTGAATTGAATGTAACTAATCAATCAGCCAAAATAGGTGGCTGATAGGAGACTAATAAATGGCAATTCCCAAACCTTATTTTATAGAAAACCGTGGTAACGCTGAAAAGAACAAGTTACCCATAATATCAACTAACCTTGATTCAGTCAGAGCTTATCAATGGGAAATTCACTTCCAAGGACTTCCTGTTTTAGGCGACAATCAAGGGGGAAAGACTTTAACTTTAGCTGCCAAACAAGTAACTAATATTGGTCACTCAGTAGAAGATATCGAAGTTCACAGATTCAATGATAAAGTTTACTACCCCGGTAAGGTAGGAACTGAGGAAATGAAAATTACCTTTGATAACTTATATCAACCTCAAATGGCTGATCTACTCTACAGATGGTTCCAAGGAACATATAATCCTGTAGACGGAAAAGCAGGGATAGCTAGAGATGCCACCGGACAATCCACACGGCTAAAAGGAACAGCAGTAGTTCTTCAATTAGATGGTCAGGGAAAAGTGGTTGCTGGAACTAAACTATATGGAACATATCCTAAGAAGTGGGCATTAGCAGAATTTAACTATGCTACAGGAAATGAATTCCATACAATTGAAATGACTCTTCGTTATGATTTTGCTGTCCAGTATAACTCATCAAATATAAACCAAAACTATTGATGACTTATGGCTAGAGACGCTTTTTACATTAGATCTAAAGGCCCGGGAACGGTCATAGATCAACTGTTTAATTCTGATCTACAGCTAAATAAAAATGCAAATGCACAGCGGATGCTTTTCCTATCTAATAATTTAGATAGTGTTAGGCAATATGGATTTACTGTTCAATTTTATTTTCCAAATCCGATGAATATTAATTTGAACAATGACAAAAGAGGATCATTCAATCAAGACGGTATTCCTTTGATCTCATTAGCAGTAAAATCTGTGGACTTGCCTGATTTTACTGCTAAAGTTCAACACATGTCAATGCTAGGCATGAGTGGGCAAACTATAAACTATCATACCGATAAAAAATTTAAAATAAAGATAGAAGAATTAACTTCTGATACTTTGTTACATAAATTAAGACATGAAGGTTTATTACACCAATTAGGTGATTCTGAAACTCAAGAAGGTAGATTTACAGATTTTCCAGATTTACCATCTACCCCAAAAGGGTTCCAAATGAGTCATCGTACTTGTGATATTAGACTTATTAAACATTTAAATAACGGACAATTACATAGTGTTTTTGATTTCACTTACTGTAAGATAGTTGGGTTTAAACAAAGTACTTTTGATTATACAAAAACAAATGCGATGTCTGAAATTGATTTAGAAATAGTTTTTGACGAGCTTATATCAGTGCCAGATAACGAAAAATATTTAAGAAAATCACCTAGGGAAATAGTAAAAGATATTTCACAATAAATATAAACTATAATATAACAGCCCACTCAGAATAGCTGGGTGGGTTTTTTAATATGGATTACTTTCAAGAATTATTAACTAGTTATCAAAAATTAAAGAAGCGGACATTCCGTGTTTCTTACATCGTTGAGCAAGAGCAAGATGCAATGTCTGCGTACTCGGATGCCGCAAATCGAGCCACTGGTTTAGTATCACGAGGAGTAATTCCAATAGATCAAGGAGAAAAATTAGGTGTTGGTGGTGTCATAACTGCATACACATCTAAAACTAAAGAAGGTATTGTTCCGGGATTAGCGATGAGTGACAAAACAACTCCTATTCCGGGTAGCCAAAACTATGCCGTTCGATTATCAACTATTGCTAATAATCAAGAAGTTCAAAATAAAATTGGGTTGATATTGTTAGGTCAAAAATCAGATTCAGAACAGCAGGATCAATCACAAGAACAGGACCAAGCTGCACAAGCAGATGCAACAGAGCCTGTAATGACTCCTGAGATGTTGGCTCAACAAGAGTATCAAAACTCTTTAATTAATGTTTTTTCTAAAGCAAAAGATTTAGTTATAGGGAAGTTTTTTAAATCAATATTAAATAAAGCTACAGGTGAAGTTCAAATAGATCCGGTCACAGGTGGCAAGAAACAATTTAGATGGTTACAATATGAATCTGATTTGCAGGAATACTTTTTATCAAATAAACCACAATCATTATCTAAGAAATTAGATGAAGCAATTACGGAATCAGGACAACCATTACTTCCAGAACAAAAGCAAGAAATAGTCGATACTGCTTTTAAGTTTTTAGAAATAGGACAAAAAGTTAGTGATGGGACTGCAAGTAGAGAAGAACTTTTGTGGGTAAAGACTCATATACAAACTGGTGCTAATTATTCCGATAAGAGAACCATTAGAATAAAATCTAAAGATTCAGACCTACATGTGACCTTCAAATGGCATGGAGGTGTTGGAATAACCAAAGACACACAGTTCTGGAGACACATGCTTGACAGCTACGATGAAGCAGTCGAATCATGGGCTAAAAACCAAGTACCCGCACAGGATATAGAAGAATTTAAGATAGATAGAGTTTCCGTAAAGGAGATGGCTACTGGAACTGGTCAACTAAACGCTATCCGTGGATTTTTTGCGGAGAACTTTATTCCTATATCAATGATGTTGAGTAAAGCTACCTTAATGCAGTCAACAGATCCGGAAAGAGCGCAAGCACACCGTGCAGAAGCAATTAAATTATTTACTGATGAATGGAATAAGAACGGTGAAGCAATTCTAAAAGCGTTTGGAGCATATGAATCATTTATAGGTGAGGGTGTTGCAGTAGATGATGCCACTTTATCTGAATTAAATGATTTTAAAGAATTGGCAGAAACATTCAACATGTCCATTTCAGAATCTAAAATTAAGGGTATGAGTCCTGACCAGATTAAAAAACTAGCTGGAGTGTTAACGATGAATGTTGCTAAGTCGTTAATCTTATTGGATTCTCAGTTTTCTCTTAGATTGAACGCTGAATATGTTTCAACGACTGGAAGAGCTACTAGTAATGGAAAAAAGACGGACTTAGTTTTTATATTTAAAAATAAAGATCAAGCAATAGAGGGTCTTCGTCGTGCTGGAATTTCTGATTCTGAAATAAATAAATTTTTATTAAACTCCGACAAAGCTAAAAAACTTTTTGCTGGAACAGAAACAGAGGATTTTTTAAATAAGGTTGGTCCTGAAGGTATAGCTGTACCTGTTGGCATAAAAACATACAATAAAGAAAAAGGTATTACTTTAGGTACAACTTCAGCTAAGGAAGCATTATCTACTTTATCTGATAAGGATACAGGTCAAGCAAATACTATCCGTAAAGAATTACAAACAAATTATGGCTCCAACACATATAAGCAACATGAAAAAAATGTTGAGACTTTAACAAATTTAACAAAGAGTTTAGATGACTTAAAATGGAACCCAAGACAAAAAGAAATACCCAAAGCAACTTTAAGTAAGGTAAAATCAATCATAGGTCCTAGATCTGATAAATGGAGAGATTTACAAGAAAGAATAGATGCTTATAAAAAAGATCCCACATCAGACTTAGAATTGCGACATGATATTAATAAATTTTTAGATGATGAAAAAAGAGATTTGATAATGGATAGAATTAAGAAGGGTATAAAAACTAAAGATGAATCTTGGAGATGTACTTTAGATGGCTTCTTAAGATCAACTGGTTCAGCAGCAGAACAAAATCAAATTACTGTAAGCAGATTTATGAAAGAAAATAGATCTTATTCTATGGATCATAACTCTGCTATAGATGAAATTTCTAGTGGTTTAGCTGATGGTTCTATCACATTAAACTATTCTGCTAATGGATTACAATTTATAGTTAATTGTAAAGGTAGAAAAGTTTGTGATGAAGACCATTATGGTTCATTAAACATGAACGAAGGTAAGTTTGAGTTTGAATCAACTTTAAACTCCGTAAAGAGACATCATAATAGAATTACAAGTGGCAAGAAAAATGAATCAACTGATCTAGGCATCTTAGATTTCTTATTAGAACAAAAGAGAATGTTAGATAATCTAATAGCTAAGTATCAATAACCATTCATTAACCAGAATATAGCTTCTTTAGGGTATAGAGTTAATAACTCTTTTAGTTTTAGTATTAGGTATTCATTTTTTAAAGATATATAATAGCTTAGATTATTTAAAAAAGGTTGATGAAGTTTCTTATAAGGTATGATACACAAGATATCTTTCCTGTCTTGCTGAAAGATAACCATTGGAATCTTTGCACATTTTTTAGCGTCTCTATCGGCTTGTTGTAAAGCCTCGTTAATTAACGACTTAGATGTAAATGTTGATCCTATATTTTCACTATTGTATCCTTTTTTACATTCAAGTACAAAACAAAACTGTTGAGGTGTAATAAGATCTCCATATATTTGAAGATGCTTGGGTAGGCTGTGTGTTGTGGCAAAGGCTCCTGACCCCGGCGTTGGCGCGAACTGATCAGTTTCAAAATGTTCATTAAAAATTTGTGCAACCTTTCGTTGGAAAGTATTACCTTTGTTTTTACTATTTAATCGTTTCTTCTTATTTTTAACTAACTTGCTTAAGTCGTATTCATCTTGCATATTTTTTTATTCTCCTTACCTATTATAGGTTAGGAGGTTTCCAAAATGGAACCAACACAACAAGTATCCAATAGTTCAGTAAAGAAAATGGAGTCATCCAGAAATCTTTCTGTTTCTTTTGGTAATTCTAAATCAAAAATAGAGGTTAAGAAAAAAGGACATAAGGAAGGTAGAATGAAAGTAACACTAAAGTTCGGAAAAGATGAAGCTGAGGGTTTCATGAATTTCTGCAAACTAGCAAAGCCTGATAATATGAGTCAGGATGATTTTGCTAAGTTCTTATTCTATAAGGGAGTTCAAGCTCTTCAACAAGATTTTACCAATAAAGTAGAAGAGTATAAGCAACAGCATCCTGAAGAGTTTGCTAAAGTAAAGGCAGAGTTGGAATCTATTGAAAACTCTGTTGAAGGTTCCGTAACAATTGCTCAAGATAAGCCGTGATGGAACTAATTGAAGTAAAAAATAGAAATCATCTGTTTAAATCCATTAGACAAATTCAGACTCAAAAAGATAAAAGTGGTTTTGCACTTTTCTTTAAGTCATCATGGGATGACAGATGTACTTATATTTTAGATCAATTACAAAAACCCGGGAATGATGTATTCTCGACAGTTTTTTTGATTGATTCTTTTGAAACCCCTGAGCTTTTCACGGAAGCTGATAAAGCTCTCCCGTGTACATCAGTGCCCGTCTGCTACTTCTATGAGAATAGAAAAAAGTTAAGAGAGTACAAGATATTCAAAGAGGTTTTACCTTCCAGAATTCTTTGGACCTTCGGGATTGACGAGAACGATTACTGATGAATCTTTGCGGATCTCAAAAAGGTCCGCAATTTTTTTATCATATTTTTTTCGTTTCGTGTAAATTAATCGAAGGTTATTTAAAATAACTGTCGTGAAGTAATTAAAAGCACTACCATGATTTGGATCAAAGTTTTTAAGTTTCTTAATAATTAATAAGAAACACTCTTGTTTGGCATCGTCAAGATCCACATCAAACTTAAATGATTCTAGGATAGTGCCTATTAAAATATCAAATAAGGCCATTAACTCATCCTCGTATGGGTTGGGGCCTTTTTTCCGTTTTTTCTTATCGTATTTGAGGTATAATACGATCAACTCCTCAAACCGCTTGTTATCAAGATAATATTTACTCATACCTTATAATAGGTAACTAAAGTATGGTAGACCTTTTAGATCTCTATAAGAATAGAAAAAACTGTAATAATCCTGTCTGCCAAGGATGTTCTATTCTAGATAAGCCCAAGCCTATCCATGCCCACATGGACTACACTGGGGCAGAGCAGACTGATGTTTTGTTCCTTATGGACTCCCTCCGTTGGGGAGGGTTTGAGATTACCAACCTTTCTGATAAAGGTGAGGAGGCGGTCTTTAAAGGGTATGTTAACCCAATAATTAAAAAGTACGCTGTGGCTGCTGCAATCAAGTGCCCAGATGTTAAGGAAGAGGACATGTCTCCCTCTAACATGGAAATCTGCCGAAACCACCTACAGGCTACGGTAAATCAGTACAAACCAAAGCTAATCTTTACTTGTGGCAACCTAGCCATGAAGATGCTTATTAAGAAGTCTGGCATCACCAACAAGCGTGGTAAGACTTTTGATTACAATGGTATACCTGTCATCCCCATCCTACACCCAGCCTCGGTATCCATTGAACCAAAGCTCGTAACCCTCTTCCAGCAGGATATTCGTAACGGGTACAATAAATATATCCTCAAGAAGGATAGTGAACTCATTGTGCCTTATGAGATCATAATGTCGATAGAACAGCTAGAGGAACTGTCCTTCTTATACGGACAGACTGACAACATTGCTGTAGACATTGAAACTACGGGCTTGGATTTCAAGAAGGATTCTATCATGACGATAGCTATCTCCTACAAGCAGGATGGAGAGTTAAAGCAAGCCATCATTCCTTACATCCACAAAGAATCTCCGTTTTCCGTAGAAGACCGTAAGCAGGTGGCTATTATACTAAACAAGATCTTCAACAACCCCAACAACAAGAAGATTCTACAGAACGCTAAGTTCGACCTGAAGTTCTTGTATGGGCAGGGGATCACCTTTACGAATGTGTGGGACACTAAGCTAGTATCTCACTTTATCCGTGAAGACGCACCCAAGTCGTTGATGGATCTTGTTAAGCAATACTTCCCCGAGTACCTGAAGGA